CTCTGATCATGTCGAAGCCGGTTAAGCAGGCCTGGAAAGCCAAGTCCGTTCAAGACAAGCCTCAGAAGTTTGAGGCGAAAGCCCCCATTGAGGGGGCGGCGGACAAGGCTAACGAGACCAAACCGGTTGAGAAAGATAATCGACGTGTGGTTGGCATTGGCTGGTCTCTATCTGAGCCAGCCATCAAGGAGCTCGAAAAGTGCGGAGTTCGCCTGCGCTGCTGCCCAAATGAGCAGCACGATCATGGCGTCCTGGCAGCCGAAAGGTTGCTAGCTGAGGATCTGGCCCTTCAACGGGCCTTCAAAGCCGCACCAACCGTCGTTGACGTCGGGGGCAATCCCCGTCGCCATGCGATGCGTGGGCGCAAGGGTGTTTATTGCCTCTGCCCCAACGAGAGCCCAAAGGATCACTTGCGAGCATTTGACCGTGAGACGGCTGACGTCTCAGGCCCGTGGTGCCCTCATGACCTGCTACAATTCGCCAATGGTGAATGCTGCGACCTGTTGCCAGCCGGCGTGGGGTCATTCTCATACCTGCTGGTTGACTCGCTGTATTACATTGCACCAGAAGAGCTATGGCAGGCACTGGGCGCTGTGGGAGCGGTCTGTGCGTACGCTGTGATCCACGACTTCCCTCAGGAGATACCCCGAGGTACATTCCCGACGTACGTGCCACGTGATGCTGTTGAAGCTCAGTGGCACCGAACGGCGGATGGGGACATTGTGGAGACGGTTGGGCGCTCGTGTGTGCCCTACTCCCACCGTGACCTCGAATGGCTGACCGGTGGCTGCAAGAGGATGGGTGAATCATCGCTGATATGGGAGTTTGAGCGAGCAGTTGGGGACGCGAGGATCTACAAGTTCATACGCGTCTCTGCTGTCTTTGAACAGAAACCCCTTCAGCCTCGTGACGCCCTGCTTCCTGACGCCGTCGGTCCGATCAGCTGTGACGGTCCGTTCTTCAGGGTGAAGGACGGCCCAGCAAATCCTGCGTACGATGAGATCATACAAATCAAGACGATGTACTCTCTTGGTCCCATTCTGGATGTGACGCTCAAAGATGATCATCACGTGCGCATTCCCAAGTCCTTGCTTGGGACCCTTGCAGTGCGATCGCAGGGGGAACGCAGTCCGGATGCGTACAAGCAGCTGAGATCTCGGGCAAAAGAGCTAAGCCGCAGTCTACGCGGTTATGAGGAGCTATGGGTGGCGCAAATGCTGCCCTATGCGTGTGCCCTCGGCTACACGTTCACACTCGACGACGAGATGAACGCTGCGAAAATGTTGGCAGAGAAACAATCACAGATGAATGTCATCAACCGAACGTACCAGCAAGACTTTGCGCTGCTGCGTGGTGGGTGGCTACAACTGCTCAATGCCAGCTGGAAGGTCAGCGTGTCAGATAAAGCGGTGCGAACCACCGTGGCGTGCGGTGCGGCTGTGGCCGCGATCGCCACCACGGGTAGGCTCATCCCGCGGAAGATGCGCAAGATCTACTATGCCGCTTCAGGCTTCACAGCCGGGGTTTATATGCTATTGGCACTACTGATGTCCGTAGGTTTGCCAAAAGCGCACGCGTGGGAGGGTGAGGCACCGCAGATCCCTGCGGTGTTGGGCTGGGGAGCTCTTTGTACTAGTGCACTTGTTGCGTTCGTCGTTGCGGTTGTCCGCCGGCGTTATCAACGGAGCTACCCCGACCGACCCGAACCATATGCCGAGCGAACACAGCCCGACACTTGCTTCTCAGACCGCGTCGATCTACAACCGTTACGAGACGGATCAAAACTCGAGCTTGGGGATCAAATATGCCTCCCAAAAGTTGGGTGTTGGCTTCATGGCCCTCTCACCCGAAGACGTCGTTGCGTTGTCCCGCGCGCGTGTTCGTGCAACGAGACTGCAGCATTGCGGAATCGCATGCTACAGCCCGTACCCACGCCAACATACCCCACCGCTCTGTGGCTCAGATCACTATTTGCAGTTTGGGGCTTCGCCATGGATAGGCGAAACAACACCTTCGACGACTTTATCGCCTCAACAAACACTGACTTATTTGTATCGGCGATGGAGGTTGACTGGCCCTACTTCGAGGGCTCAGATTACTCCGGAGATCCGCTGCGCATCGAATTTGGTGGCCAGCAGGTTGTGATCATCCGCGGAGAATTTAGCGTCATCCCACTCGAGTTCACTGTGTGGTTGGGCAGATTCCCTCTGGCCCGACGCACACTAATCTGTAACGCATTGAAGATGCGACTTGACCCCTCAACCATACACAGGGCGTTCGTCAAAAGGGAACTACTACCGGTAACACTCGAGGAGCTCGCTGAGCTCTGTACGTTTGTGCCACGCATGATACAGGCCTCAACACCGGACTTTCAAGCAAGGTGTGGGCCCTGGATATTTTCATTCTCAAAGCTAATGGCTCGTGCGTTCGGTCCAAAACTGGTAGCTAATTGCCATGTCTGGCCACAAATAGTTTATTCGGCTGGGCTCAATGGCGAAGACTTGGGACGATGGTTCGACGACGCTCTTATGGATGGGCTGACCTTCATGGTAAAAGGCGACTCCAAACGATTCGACGCGCATGTTGCGCGCATCGCGTTGGAAGTTGAGCATGCTGTTATGCAGCTCTTCGGAGTGGGTGACCACCCCGAAGTCAAATTATGCCTGGATCAGCGATTGAACAGCGAGGGGTTTACTAGGCTCGGTGCATGGTATGCACTGGAGGGCACCCGCCAGACGGGGGACAATGACACAAGTTGCGGCAACACTCTCATACAAATGTTGAAAGTTGAATGCATGTGTCACGATGCCGGTATCAAGCATGCCGATTGGCGAGCAGTCGTGATGGGTGATGACGTCATGATTGCTTTCCGCGCGGCAGTGGACCGGGATCGATTTGTCGTCAGCGAGGTGCCTATGGCTATGGGATTTGAGGACGAGTGGCTCGTTGCAGATCACCCTGAGGAGGTGGAATTCTGCAGCCGCCGCCCCTACCCCACGGCTGAGGGTCATGTGTTTGCTCCCAAGCTCGGGCGCTGGTTTGCTAAATGTGGAGTGTCTCTCCACCCAGTCAGCCCGGCGACATTCTTCGCACTACTGCGGAAGCAGTGGGCTCGAGAGGCCACCGTTATGCCGTTCATAGGCATATTGCTAGAACATTTCAAGGTCAACACGACCATCGCCGAGGATGAACAACCTGACGATAGGTATGTCGCGGCCGAGATCAAACGGTGGAGAGACAACTCGATTGCGGTGATATCGAAACACAGGGTGGGGGACTGGCTCTTGTTCATGAACAGAGTCTATGGTTTGAGTGTCGAGGAATGCCGATCGTTTGAGCAGTATCTTCGTCATCTCGAGTTCCCCACCAATGTGGGTGTTGATGAGGTTTTCGGCTATGCTGGGCTGGATCCTCACATCTACATTGACCATCCGGTGCTCGACGTCCTGCTGGACGTCGATTGCCCCCTGAAGGAATAAGCGATCAGAACCCTGAGCTCGAAGTGAGCGAGTGGCGCCGCTCAGGGTAGTTAGCCAAGCGGGGAAACTTCACTAAGACAATTAGCCCCTGCTACCACTTGCTAAGATCCGGAATGTCGAAGTCCGCTGAGAAGCACGCCGCGCCTCATGCCGACGTGCCGAAATACCTCAAGCAGACGAACCCCTACTTCCAGACCCTGGCCAATCCTGCCAATGTACATGGAGTCCGCATCCCGGACGGGGGGGGAGTTGAAACAATCACGTTCACTGAAGTTGTGAGGTCCACAATGTGTTCAAGCGCGAGCGCCGGTTATGAAGG